TCTTTTTTTGACAAATGTAATGCCCCTCCCAACAACAAAATTTTAGCGTATTATATCATACGCACAGCACCTTTGCAAGTAAAAGAAAAAATGGTGGTGATTTAATGGCAGATGGATCTATTATCATCAATACGGAAATTGATTCCAAGCAGGCGCAAAAAGAGCTCAATACACTTACGAGGAAAATTTCTGCTTTATCTGAAAAACTAAATGATCTGGAAAGAGAAAAGCTCCCGCTGGTAGAGCAGTCGGCACAGCTCGGCGCAAATCTCGATGCGGCAAAAGCAACTCTTGAACATATGAAAAGCGGAGCGGAATTTTTTACATCCGACTCTATTGCAAACCAGCAAGCACAAGTGAACGCCATGCAGAAAGAGTTTGATTCGGCGGCGTTAAAGGTGGAAACGATCAATGCAAAAATCAACAAAACCGCTGCGTCTCTTGACAATGCAAAGAGAAAGGAGGGAGAACTCAGTGGGCAGCTTGCTGGAGCAAAAAATGGCACAAGAGAGTTGTCCCCCGCTGCAGAGGAAGCCGGGAAGCGATTCACAAAGCTTGGAAACCGAATCAAGGGGCTTGCAAGGCGCGTGTTTGTTTTTACGCTCATTACAGCTGCACTGCGCAAAATCAGGGAGTATATGTGGTCGGCGATCCAGACAAACACCGATGCAATGGCGGCGGTTGCCAAGCTTAAAGGTGCGCTGCGTACACTGGCCCAGCCGATTGTAAACATCGTTATCCCGGCGTTTACGCTACTCGCAAATGTGCTTACAACGGTGGTAAATACAGCTGCTCGGCTGCTATCTGCACTGTTTGGAAACACTCTTGCATCTTCTCAGAAAGCGGCTGAAAGCCTTTATGACCAGCAGAAAGCGATTGATGGTGTTGGTTCTGCCGCAAAGAAAGCCAGTAAATATTTGGCACCTTTCGATGAGCTGAACACAATGAACGGAGATTCCGATAGCTCGGGAGGGGCAAGTGCAAGCGGTGGAATCGCACCGGATTTCACAAGCACAGTCAGCAGCGGATTGGCTGCCGTTGCAACCTTGTTTACCGGAATTGCCCTTCTTGCATTGGGCGCAGTGTTGACTTTTTCTGGCGCAAATATACCGATTGGCATTGCTCTGATGGTTGCTGGTGCGTTGGCGGTATATGGTGCCGCCTCCGAAAATTGGGGTCTTATTGCAGAAACTTTGCAAGGATCACTTGCGGTTATAGTGACTATTGTAGCCGGAGCTTTGCTTGCTCTTGGCATAATCCTTGTTATGACAAGCGCAAACATCCCGCTTGGAATTGGCATGATTATAGCTGGCGCTGCATCTTTGGCCGCCGTTGTTGCCGTCAACTGGGATACCATAACAAGGTTTATAAGTGACAACATAGATGTAATTGCCGGTATTGTTGGAGCCGCCTTCCTTGTACTTGGCGCCATACTTGCTCTTTCAAGCGCAAATATTCCGCTCGGAGTAGGATTGCTTTTGGTTGGTGCTGCATCTTTGGCGGCATCTGCAACCATTAATTGGGAAGCAATCCAAAACGCAATGAAAGGGCCTATTGGCGCAGTAACTGCAATTTTGAGCGGCGCGTTGCTTGTGCTTGGCGGCGCATTGCTGTTTACTTTTGCAAATGTCCCTCTTGGGCTTGGGCTTATGGCTGCTGGAGCGGTTGGGCTTGCGACGGCGATTGTTCCAAATTGGGACAGTATTACGAAGGCGCTGCAAGGGCCGCTCGGCAAAACTCTTGCTATGATCGGCGGTTTTCTTGTTGTACTCGGGATTATTCTTATTTTTACGGGCGTAGGAATACCCTTGGGCATCGGGATGTTGCTTGCCGGTGGCGTTAGTTTGGCGGCGGCAATCGCGCCCAATTGGAATTTCATCATAGACAAAATCAAGTACGTTTGGCAAAAAATCAAAGAATTCTGGAACTCTTATATCGCCCCTGTATTCACTGCGGCCTGGTGGCAGAACCTCGGGAAAAACATCATGAACGGTTTGATCTCGGGTATTGAACGGGGCATAAACTGGGTGCTGGGCGGCGTAAGCGATATGGTAAATGGCATCACGGGTATCTTGAACAAGATTCCCGGTGTGAACATTGGACGGGTCAATTGGGGAAATGTCCACATTCCTCGCCTGGCCCAGGGCGCGGTGATCCCAGCAAACCGGGAATTTTTGGCCGTTTTGGGCGACCAGAAGCGCGGCACAAACATCGAGGCACCCGCCGATTTGATCCGCCAGATTGTCCGGGAGGAAGTCAAAAACAGCGGCGGCGTAGGAAATCATATCACAATCGTGCTGGACAGCGTTAACGGGAAGAAAATATTTGACACTGTTGTGAAGGAAAACAATGCCGTGGTGCGTGCCACCGGCGCAAGCCCGCTGGTGGTGTAAGGAGCAGTAATGGATGTATTGAAAGTTACCAAAAATGCCGGGACGGTCGTTGTTCTGCCTGCTCCCGCCGAGATAAAATGGAGCATTTCTGACCTGGACGGCGACGGCAGCGGGAGGAACCAAAACGGGGACCTGTTCCGGGACCGCGTGGCGGTAAAGCGAAAGATCGAGTGCTCCTGGCTCCCAATGAGTGCCGCAAAAATGGCAACGCTTTTGTCAGCCGTCAGCGATCCGTTTTTCAAGCTTACATACCCAGATGCGCTTACGGGGACAAATAGAACGATCACCTGCTATGTTGGTGATCGTTCTGCGCCCATTTTGCGCCCGGAGGCGGATGGAACATGGTTATGGGGCGAAATGTCCATGAATTTCATCGAGAGGTGAGCCATGCATACTGTAACAGACGCATTTAACGCCGCGTGTTCTGCGCCGGGGCGGGAGATCACAAGCAAAATACTGTTTAACGGCACGACAGAGCTGGCCGCCTCCGAGGTGCAGGAAATCAGCATAACAGAGCAGTTCGGCTCCTCGGACGGCGTGACCATCGGTGCGGCGTTTTCTTCCAGTTGCAAGGTGACGATGTACAAGCAGGACAATCTCCCGCTGAACGGTGCATTTTTTATTCCATCTGTTGGAATCATGGTGGGCGGCAAAGCCCAGTATGTCCAAAAGGGCAAATATTACATCCCCACGGACGGCGTAGAAGAAAGCGGGAAGTTGTGGGTAACTATCACCGGATATGACCGCATGGCCAGTCTGACGGATGATTATGTGCCTACCATTGATTTCCCCGCCACTCCTGTGCAGATTCTCACAGATGTATGTACGCAAGGAAATGTCACTGCGCCCTCGGTAGCTTTGCCGGATATTCAAATTGCTGCCCCCTACACAGGGTCACTGCGCCAGCAGCTCGGATGGCTGGCGGGGCTGATCGGATGCAATGCAAAATTTGATTCCGACGGAGAACTGAAATTCTGCTGGTACTCTGATAGTATTTCTGTTGGCCCGGAGGTGCAGTATCAGGGAGGACTTAGCAAATCCTCAGATTCCCCGTTTACCATACAAAGCCTTGTCACGGGAACGGAAGAAAACCCCATCACGGTCGGGACAGGTGTTGGTATCTCTGCCACAAACCCGTATATTACTGAAGCTGTGGCGGCTGCTGTTTTTGAGGGAATTGGAAACAAGGCAATGATGCCGTGTAAGGTGCAATGGCGGGGAGACCCCTCTACGGAAGCAGGGGACATATTGCACGTTACAGATGTGACCGGACCAGCCAGCACATTCCCCGTTTACATTATGGAACAGGAACTGCGTATAAAGGGCGGAATGGTGGCGAACACGACCTGCTATGCGCCGCAGGACAAGCAGTATGTCGTAGAAAGCCCGATTATACAGCAAGTGAAGCGGGAATATTCCGGCCTTGCCAAAGCCATGCAGGATGCCACAGAAAGGATTATAGGAGCGAAAGGCGGATACTGGGAAGTCACGCTGGATGATGATGGATTCCCCACCGGGTGGATGGTTCGAGACACGCCCACTATGGAAGATAATACAAGGCTGTGGATTATGAACATCAACGGCCTGGGGTATTCCAAAGACGGCGGGAAAACCATTTCTGGCGTTGCGCTTACGATGGACGGAGCAGTAAACGCAGACACAATTACGGCTGGGCAAATGTCCGCAGAGCGTGTAACGATCAATGGGCAAACGCTTTCTGATTTCATTGATGCAAGCATTGATGAAGATGGGCACCCTGTACTTCGCATTGGATCCTCTGCATCGGAGATTGTTTTGAAGGAATACAACGACAAGATTGGGTTTTATGACGCAAGCGGCACACTGTTAGCGTACTGGAATAACAACAGCTTTGAACTGGTAGAGCTATCGAAGTTCCGCCTCGGTCCGATGTCTATCGTTGTGCAGCCGAATCAATCCATAAGTTTCGTGGGGGTGACGTGATGCCGAGTATCTACGGAAGCAAATCTAAGGGATGGCAGCTACGCCTTGACTATACAGTCAAGAGCCAGAGCATCGAAAATAACACCAGTGCGCTTGATTTAACCTTGTATGTGTATGACGGTACCGGGTACTCACAAAATGAGTCTGCGAACGAAGCGTATTACATTCTGCAAGGTACAAAAACTTGGAATCCGTACAATTATCCATCTACCGGTTGGTATAAACTGGGCGTAAAGTCTATCACTGTTACACATAGTGGCGACGGAACCGGGAAAGTCACGCTTTCCGGCGAATGGGACTGCGGCTTTGATTCGGCCTACACACCAAGGCATTTGACCGTCTCCGGTAGCGTTACACTACCAACAATTCCAAGAGCATCTTCCGTGTCTGCCACAAATGGCACAATGGGCGGTAATGTAGCAATTACCATCACACGGAAAAATTCCGCCTTTACACATAAGTTGTCCTATAACGCCGGAAGCGGGTATGTCTCTATTGCAACTGGTGTAGCCACATCTTACACGTGGGCAAGCCCTGACAGCATGATAGATGCTACCACGAATGCTTCTTCCCGCACGGTGACGATAAAATGCGAGACCTACAACGGAAGCAGCAAGATAGGTGAAAGCACGACAACCTGTGTCCTCACTGTGCCGGAATCCCTCGTTCCATCTTTAAGCGTGGTGCTTTCCGATGCCGCTGGGTATCAGCCGACATATGGATGGGTACAAAACAAGAGCCAGCTAAAAGCCGTTGCCACAACTGGCGGAGTAAGGGGAAGTACCATTGTAGGTACTGTCATGAAAATTGGCAATGAAAATGCCAATCTGAATACAGGGAATCTGCTTACAAAAAGCGGCTCTGTTGTGGTGACGGTAACTACGACAGATTCTCGTGGCAGAAACAAGACGGTTACAAACACTATTACTGTACAGCAGTATGCTGGACCGTCTATTGCAAATCTCACATACGCAAGAGGTTCCTATACAGGCGGCGTGTGGACAGAAAACAATACAGGCGCAGACATTAAGGTGATGTTTGATCTCACCATTTCTCTGAGTAATAACACCGCCAGCATCTCTTTGAAGGTCGATGATGAGAATAGGCAAACCCTTTCTGCGCAAAGCTCCGGCTCAAAGGTTGTTTACATCGCCGGTGTCGGAACAGATACGACCAGAAAACTGACGGTAGTCGCCACGGACGCTTTTTCAAGCAGTTTTACCAAAGAAATGGATGTGGCGACAGTTGAAGTCCCGTTAAATATCAACTTCAACTTGCCAGGAGCGTGTTTTGGCGGGGTAGCCGAAAAAGAGAAAACGGTGCAATTCAAGTGGCCTATCTACGCCGAAAATGCCGTGGAGCTGAACGGGGAATTGATTTTATCTGATTCCGCAGCGGGGAAACTTCGGCAAGCGATGGGCATCCAAGACTACATCATTGAGCAAGGCGTAAGTGGCAACTGGACGTACCGGAAGTACGCATCCGGGTATGCAGACTTGTGGTGGCGTGGTACAGTGACGCCAACCAGCTACACTACATTTGGCAGCGCCGCATACACAAATACAATTTCCCTGTCAATGCCCTTCGGGGTGACGGGGAACGTGGTAATCACCGGCAGTGCGACTGATCTGCACACAATCTGCAATACGGATTGGAGCTATGCTTCAAAAACCTTGTCCTTCCGCATGACCCGTGGGGCGAGCATGACACCAACAAATGAAACCGTATCGCTGCGGGTGACTGGCAAGTGGAAAGTATAAGAGAGGAGGAACACGAATGACCGAGACGATCATCGTCGCACTTATCACCGGCGGCCTGTCGCTGCTGGGGGTAATCATCACCAGCAACAAGACCACTCGTGATGTGCAGGCCAAGCTGGACACGCAGCAGGCCGTCACCGACACCAAACTGGACGAGCTGACACGGGAAGTTCGGGAGCATAACAACTTCGCCCGACGCGTTCCAGTGCTGGAGGAGCAGATCAAGGTCGCCAATCACAGGATAGCGGATTTGGAAAGACTGCCCAACCGCTGAGCATCGCAAATCTAAAGTATGAGGAGGGATACCCATGTATCGAGGTACAACGCCCACGCTGACATTCCGCCTGCCCATCGACACGGGGAGCATCACGGTGCTGTCCTTGGCCGTAGCGCAGGCCGGACAGGTTAAAATCGAAAAAGCATTGTCGGATGTACAGCTGGACGGGAATGTTGTCTCATGCACACTGACGGAAGCCGAGACCCTGTCGCTTACTGCCGGGAGAGGCATTGACGCAAAGATACAGCTCCGGGTGGGCGTAGGCGGTCAGCGCATGGCATCCCAGGTATTTGAAGTGCCTGTGGAGCGTATTCTCCGGGATGGTGCGCTATGATCGAGTTTGCGGTAACTTTTTCTCCCGGCGCTGATCTGGAGGTCAACATGGGGCAGGTGATGGAGGTGTATGCCACCGAGGAGCGGACGGTGGAGCTGTCTATGCCCTCCGGCAATCAGGTCATCCTGCCCACCAGCAGCAAAGGAATGCGTAAGGTGACGATTCAAAAACCGGACACCCTTTTGGCCGAGAACATCAAGAAGGATGTGGTGATCGGCGGCGTGACCGGCGCCCTTGAGGCACCACCGACAGGCCCTTATATAGAGTATACGTCCCTCGACAGTTCTGGTAGAGTGTTTACTGCTAAATTTCGAGGAACCATTGTTCCAGAGTATGCATTCGCTTATTTGGCGGAATTGACATCAGTAGATATGCCAGACAATGTAATTGCAATTAGTGATAATGGTTTTTATCGCTGCCCAAAGCTCCAATTAACAAGTCTCCCACCCAGAATTACCTCACTCGGAGATTTTGCATTCTCTGATTGTTCAAAGCTAGGGTTAACAAGCCTTCCTTCTGGAATCACCTCAATTGGAGACCAGGCATTTAGGGATTGCTTTAGTCTCGCATTGACAGGTCTTCCTTCTAGAATTACCTCAATCGGAGATTACACATTTAGGAATTGTTCAAAGATGGCACTAACAAGTCTCCCTTCTGGGATTACTTCAATCGGAGATTTTGCGTTTCTAAATTGTTACCAACTATCATTGACGGCCCTACCCTCTGGAATTACCTCAATCGGACAGTATGCATTCAACAACTGCCCAAGGCTCGCATTGACAAGTCTCCCTTCTGGACTTACTTCATTACCAACAGCCGCATTTCAGTACTGTCCAAAATTAGCATTGACGACCTTCCCGTCTGGAATGACCTCGATTGGAGCTTATGCATTTAGGCAGGGTACAGGTCTCGCATCAATAACCCTTCCCCCCGCACTCACTACAATCGGAGATTTTGCATTTGCCAATTGTACTGGGTTAGAAACGGTCAAATTTACGAGAACGGTATCCTCAATCCCAAATGGAGTATTTTCCGGATGCCCAAAACTGTCTACCATTTATGTTCCGTGGTCGCAGGGGCAAGTAGCAAATGCTCCTTGGGGTGCGAGCAATGCCACCATCGTTTACGATTATACTGGGGGGTAAAAAAGAAAGGAGACGGAAGTGAATGTACAATACCGACTAAACCGATAAGCAAAGACCTATCAACATTTTTTGTGTGCCCGATTCGGGCACGGAAAGGAGCAATTATGGAAACTTTTGGCATCGCAAGCGTGGCGGTTATCACCGTCATCACCTACCTCGTGGGGCTGGTGGGCAAGGCCAGCAGCATGAACGACAAGTGGATCCCCATCCTGTGCGGGGTCTGCGGCGGTCTGCTGGGGGCTGTCAGCTACTATCTGGCACCCATCCCGGACTTCCCGGCGGGTGATCCCATCACCGCCATTGCCGTGGGTATCGTCAGCGGTCTGGCGGCCACCGGCATCAATCAGGCTGTCAAGCAGCTGAGCAAGGGGGAGTGAGATATGGGCAAGCGCATCACTGCCGCATATCCCATCGCCAAGGCGGGCGGTATCCCCATCAACACCAGCATCCCGGCCAGCAAGGAGACCTATGACCGGCTGGGCGGGCGGGACGTGGCCTTTGTGGTGCTGCACTACACGGGCAACGTCAGCGACACCGCCGAGGCCAACTGCAAGTATTTCGCAGGCGGCGACCGGGAGGCCAGCGCGCATTACTTCGTGGATGAGGACAGCATTTACCAGTCCGTACCGGCCTGTGACCGGGCGTGGGCGGTAGGCTCTCCCGATCCGGTACATCCCCTCTGCCGCAACACCAACAGTATCTCCATCGAGATGTGCTGCTCCGGGAACTACCATGTTTCCGAGCGCACCAAGGCCAACGCTGCGGCACTGACGGCGGAGCTGTGCAAGCTGCTGGGCATCTCCGGCGTGGACACCTACGTCCTGCGGCACTACGACGTGGCCGGGAAGTCCTGCCCCCGGCAAATGGCAGGGAAGAACAATGCGGAGTGGGAGGCGTTCAAGGCCAGCGTCAAGGCGCTGCTGGCTGAGCAGCCCAAGCCCGCACCCGCACCGACGACGAAGGAGGAGACGATCAACATGGAACTGCGTATGCTGCGCCGTGGCATGGAGGGCAACGATGTCCGGGCCGCCATGCTGCTGATGAAGGACAAGGGCTATTACCCGGATGAAATCTGGAGCGGTGACAAGCTCTTTGGCCCCAAGATGGAGGCGGGCCTGCGCCGGATGCAGGCAGATCACGGTCTGGGCGTTGACGGCATCATCGGCAATGCCAGCTGGAATTTCCTGCTGAAATAAAGGATAAAATAAATCCACTGGAGGGCGCAGAGGACACCGCTACGCCGGCCTCACGCCCGTGCTAAACATCCGCACCTCCACGGCACACCGTGGGAAATGATAGATCAGCACAAAAGGATCCGCAAAAAACTATCCACTATGGCACCATGCCGCGCCACAGAAACAATCCGTGCGGTAGGGCTACCGGAAGACGAGGAAACCTGTGTAATTGACGTGGACGTTTTTGGCCGCACCTGCGTACAGACGGCGGCAAAACTACATATCAGCGTAGATGGATTTTACAAATTGCGCCGCCGCGCATACCAAAAACTGGCGGATGCATTCGATTCCTAAAAGTAGCCGCGCCCTTTTTGGGTGCGGCTATTTTTCGTTTTTGCACACAATTGGTGTACACTGTAACTACATTATTGCAGAATCAAGGCAGAATCCGGGCAGTTTATTTGCCCGGATTTCTTTTATTATAGAGGCAAGGAGGCGGGAATATGTACGAGCGCTTAATCAAATGCGGGTTTACCGCGCAAATGGCGCAGGATATTTGCATTCTGTACGCAGACGATCCCCAGGGGCTTTTAGCGTATGTGGAAATTGCTGAAAGCCTATATAGGGGTTGCAATCATGTATAAATATTTTAATCCAAATCCCTGCGGGAAAAACGTGTCCGATTGCACTGTCCGTGCGATCTGTAAGGCCACGGGAAAGGATTGGGGCGAGGTTTATCTCCGGCTGTGCATGCGTGGCTACTTGGACGGCGATTTGCCCAATGCAAACGCCTGTTGGGGCGCATATCTGCGGTCCTTAGGCTACCGGAGATACATCATACCGGACACTTGCCCGGACTGTTACACGGTCGGCAGGTTTGCCGATGAGCACCCGCGCGGGACATATATTCTCGCCCTCTCTGGGCATGTAGTGTGCGTTCAGGACGGGATCATCTATGACAGCTGGAACAGCGAGAACGAAATCCCGCTTTATTTCTGGGACAAAGAAACGGAGGAATGAACATGGCATATCCCTATTTCAACCTCTATTATCCGCAGCCGATGCCGGACAACCTCATGCAGATGCGGCAGATGCAGCAGCCACAGATGCAGCCCATGCAGCAGCCTATGTCGCAGCCAGTGCAACAGAACCCCATCGCACAAGGCGGCGTACAGTGGGTAAGCGGCGAGCAGGAGGCAAGAGGTTATCTCATCGCGCCCAACTCTGCCGTAGCACTGTGGGATTCCACCGCCCCCACCGTTTACCTCAAGCAGGCAGACGCAAGCGGGAAACCGACGCTTAAAATTTACGACCTTGTAGAGCGCGCAGAAACGCCACGCACAGCGGCGCAGGAAAAGGGCGTGGAATTTGTCACCCGCAAAGAGTTTGACGCTCTGGCAGCGCTTGTGGGCGAAATAAAGGGCAAGAAAAAGCACAAGGTAGAGGAGGACGAGGACGATGACTAACCCGTTCATGGCCGCGCTGGGCGGCGGGCAGGGGCCTATGGGGAACTTTGCCCAGATGGTTCAGCAGTTCAACCAGTTCAAAGCAAATTTCAAGGGCGACCCCAAAGCCGAGGTCGAAAAGCTCTTGCAGAGTGGTAGGCTAAACCAGCAGCAGCTTAATCAGCTACAGCAGATGGCGAAGCAGTTTCAAAGCCTGATGCAGTAATCATCAACATAAATCAACATCGTGGCCACGATTTGATGAATAAAAATTTTTCAAAGGAGTGATACTATGTCTCTTTCTGACGGCGGCGTTCAGGCCACTATGCCTGTTGCGCCTACCGGCATGATGAACAGCGGCTTTGGCGGCTTCGGCGGCGATGGCGCGTGGTGGATCATCATTCTTTTCCTGTTTGTGTTCTGCGGCTGGGGCGGCAACGGCTGGGGAAACAACGCCGGCAATTCCGGCGGCGTGGTCGATGGCTATGTGCTGACCTCTGATTTTGCCAATGTCGAGCGCAAGATCGACAGTGTAAATCAGGGCCTTTGCGACGGATTTTACCAGCAGGCGCAGCTTGTCAATGGCACCAACATGGCGATGGCAAACGGCTTTGCACAGGCCGAGCTTTCCCGCAGCAACCAGCAGGCGGCGCTGATGCAGCAACTCAACGCCATGCAGATGCAGGCCGCTAATTGCTGCTGCGAAAACCGTGCAGCTATCGCCCAGGTGCGCTACGACATGGCGACGCAGGCGTGCGACACGCGCAACACCGTGCAGAACGCCACGCGCGACATCATTGACGCGAACAACCAGAACAGCCGCGCCATCCTCGACTTCCTGACGCAAAGCAAGCTGTCCGACCTCCAGACCGAGAATCAGAATCTGAAGCTGGCGGCATCTCAGGCCGCGCAGAACAACTATCTGATCTCGCAGCTGCGTCCGTGCCCTTCGCCTGCCTACATTACTTGTAACCCGTGGGCAGGTAGCGGTTACGGCGGGTGCGGATGCAATCAGGGCTGCGGCTGCTGACAACTGCATAGCATAGCTTTTTGCTTGCGATTTTGGCAACACCAACAAAATCGAAAGCAAAATGGTCAGCCCCGTGCTGATACTACAACAACGCGGCGGGGCAATCGCTCCGCCGCTGTATTTTTAGAAAGGAGTTTTCCATGCCTGAATATACTGCTGTTGCTGCACAGACCGTAGCGGCAAATCAGAACGTGCTTTTCACCGAGGCGCCGATCCCCTGCACAAAGGGCCTTGTGACCCATCGCGCAGGCTCTGGCCTGTTTAATCTCCGGGGTAACTGCTCCCAGTGCCGCGTCCGCTACAAGGTGGACTTTATCGGCAATATTGCCGTAAGCGCCGGCGGGACCCCCGGCCCCATCTCCGTTGCCATTGCGGTTGACGGTGAACCTCTGCCGTCCTCCGTTGCGACGGTGACGCCCACAGCGGCGGAGGCGTTTTTCAATGTGGCGGCATCCGAGTACGTTGACGTTACAAAGGGCTGCTGCGCGTCGCTGTCCATCCGCAACGTTAGTGGCGAGGACATTGACGTGAGAAACGCGAACCTTATCATTACAAGAGTTTGCTGAGAAAGGAGAATGAACAATGGGTATGAAATCTATGTATGACCTGCGCAATATGCTCTGCAAGGAGCTGGACGAGATTACCCGCAAGGGAGAACTTGGCGCGGGTGACCTCGACATCGTGCACAAGCTGACCGACACCATCAAAAACATTGACAAGATCGAGATGCTGGAGGATGACGGCTATTCCCAGCGCCGATATTCCCAGGCCGGTGACTGGGAGGCGGACATGCGCGGAACCTATGGTAAAGGCAGCTCTTATGCCCGCCGTGGCACCCATTATGTCCGCGGCCATTATTCCCGGGACGGTGCCCGGGACGATATGAAGCGCCAGTTGCAGGAGATGCTGGACAACGCCGACGACGAAAGCATCCGCAGAGCCATCCAGCGCTGCATGGACACGATCGAGGACTAAAGGGGGTGCACCCCTATGGTAGACGAGAATGAGGTCAAGCGCTGGATAGCTCGCCTTGAAACAGAAGAATCGAGCTGGACAAACTATGAGAAACTGGCGGCGCTCTACATTATCCGTAACGAGCACGGCGGGGAGCAACTGCAGGCGAAAGCGCCCCCAATGCTGTATTCTGCAGAGCCTGCGCCGGCCAAGAAAATAAAACCCTCCGGCAGTGAATTTTTGAAAGCGGTCGGGAATGTAGCGCAGGATAGGGCGTGGGAAGTTATGGACGAGCTTATGGACACACTAAAAATCGTCAATGAGAAAGCTTATAACAGCGTCCTAAAAAAACTAACCTAAATCGCTACTACTAACACGTTACTAACAAAGTTAATCTTGGCGAAAATAAAAAAGTCCAGGAACCCTTGAGATTCCTGGACTTTTTTGGTGGAGACTGCTGGACTCGAACCAGTGACCTCCTGCGTGTGAATTATAATCATTTTGAATATATAGGCACAAAATTTAATAAGAATAACAATATTTGTTGCGATTTTGCAACTTTTCGCAGAGCAATTTTGCAAGGGCTTGCCTTGGCTCCCGTCGGTAACTAACAAACTACTAACAAATTTTCGCCTTTTTAACGGCCTGCACCAATTCCTCCGCTGACGTATGGACGTATATATTTGCGGTAGTGGAGTAGTTGGCGTGGCCGAGGATCCTCTGTAGCGTTTCCGGAGCAATCCCCGCTTTTCTCGCCCAGCTCGCATAGGTGTGCCGGGTGGAGTGCGGCGTTTTGCGCTGGATTTTTAATTTTTCCAAAAGCGGGTAATAATCCCGGCGGCGGAAGTTTGCTGGAATTTTTTCCCCAGCATAGCCGGATATGAGCAGTGGGCCAGTAGCCTTATTTGCAAAATAGGCAAAGTATGGGATCCCTTCGGGGCGGATTGGGATGATCCTGTTTCGCCCAGCCTCCGTCTTTTCACCGCCGACCACATAATCTTTGTGATAATCTTTAGCCGGTAGGGAAAACAATTCCCCTATGCGCATTCCTGTGTAAATCAGCATGAGGATAATTTTTGCGGTGTCGCTGCCGTCCGCTTCCAGCTTGCTTATTTCAGCATCGGTAAATGTTTCTTTTTCTTTTTTTGTGTTTTCGGGGAGCTGGACGAATTTTGCAAAATTTGTTGTGATGATCTCCTCGCGCATGGCCCATGTGGACATCTGCGTTATGAGTTGCTTATACTTGGACACAGTGCTATGGGCTTTATGCATATGGGCATCCAGTACGCCCTGGAAATCCGCCGTTTTTAAGTCCCGAAACTTCCGGTCGTGCAGCGGCGCAAAAATTTTAAATGCGCCGTCATAGCCTTCTATACCGTTTGGCCCTATTTTTTTGTAATGCTCCTCTTTCCAAGCGTCAAACACCTGGGCAAAGGTCATGTTGTACTGCTCCGTTAAATCCTTGCCTGCAAGACGTTCCAGCGTTGCTATAGCATCTTTTTTGGTGGGGTAATATCCTATAATGATTTTTTGCTTTGCAGCCACCCAGGGCCTGCGTCGGCGCCCGGCGAGCTTATACACTGTCCCGGTTCCGTTGGCCCTCCTCATTGCTTTTCCCATTTTTATCCTCCTACCCTATATTTTTATCAGTTTGATGGTGCCTGTAATATCGCAGCGCATTAATCAGCGAAGCAATGATTACACCGACGCCCACCGCAAGCAGAGCAAATAGCATCCAGCCGATTGATGTAATCTGCCCGTTGCGGATAAGCCCTGTGTGCGGGACGCTTGAATCAAACGCCAAATATCCAAATATTATGGATACGGCAATTGACAGCGAAAACGCCAGGATATACACCCAAATTTGCAATACTCGCTCCTTTTTTTCGTGCTTTGCCACTGAGCCGGTCAGTTGCTCCATGCCGCCCTCCAAGTGCGCAATGCGTAGGGCTGCGCTATGCTTTGCATCTGCATCGGCCATTGCTCTATGGGCCTCTGCCAGCTGCTCCTCCGTGGTTGGTCTCTTTACGATACCAAAATACTCATCTATAGACACACCGAGGGCGGCGCATATAAGCCCCATTTTGTATAGGCTTGGATCCTTTGACGAAGCAGAAAAGTAATTGCTGATCGTGGACGATGACAGATCTGTTAAATCGGCTAAGTCTTGCGTGGTAAGATGCTGGTCCTCTTTTGCCTCTCTGCAAATATCCTGCAAAGTTTTTTCCATTTCTTCCCCTCCTGCCCTATTTTGGGCAAACATCTCCGCTTGTTTTTATCGATTAATCGGATATTATCCGGTTTTTGTATTGACTTGCCAAACAGCAAACTGATACCGTAGTTATGCGGCCAAGAGCCGGGGACGGCGATAGGCGGCAAAAAATCCCCACCGTCCGGTGCGGGGGCGGTGGGGATAAAATATACAGCATCCCCATAGGCAAACACTCCCAAAAAAATATTTTTTCAATTTGTTGCACACATCTATGCAACAATCGGGACTTTTTCGCAATAGGTAGAGATGTATAAATAGTATTATACTCTTAATCTTCAAAGAATCAAATTAAGAAGGGGAAAGAAAATGGGGGACTTTGCAAATGCTCCGATTTATTGTATAATTAATGGAGCCAGCCGGCATACGCAATGCGACATCGAAAATTTGAGGGATATAGCTCTTGAGAAAATTAGCTTACTTCCGGATGACGCTTGTGCCGAAATTCTTCTTATGTTAAAAGAAAACGGATTCTACAACAGAAATGAGGAGGCGAAAATTTGACATGAAACAGGCACCGAATATGTGGTTTTCAAACGCTAAAATTGTAAATGCAATAAATCTTTGTATGGAGATGATTGCAAAAGCTGGCCTTACCGAAAGCGACGCGGAATATGTTCCGGCTTGCTTGTACCAGGCAATTAAGGCAAGCAACCAAATCAGCATGGGTAGAGCTGCTTTTTCCCCACAAAAATTTGAAGTCGAAGAAGAAGACGGGGGCTACAAAATTACCCCTCCGGAACTTGGGCCATTGCTTTTTCAATAACAACTGTGGCCACACCTTTTGAAATGGTTTCAATTACGGACAGGGATACTGATCCAATGGCGCCTAATACTTTTTTCGTCTTTGCCCAGTTCTTTTTTTCTTCGATCGATGCGATAAACTCGTGTCCTTTGGGAGTTACATAGTATATTTTCGGCGTGTCACCATGCCTAAAATTTTCAAGCGGGTCAAAGCGGAAATCAGATGCCAAATAACCGCTTTCGACAAGCTGGATAATATGATAAATTAGCTCTCCTGCATCGTATGAATTTAGCGGTGGGAGTTTACGCATTTCGCTTGCGTACAGGACATGGTAAGATGCCACTAATAAATTCCCGACCTCATCGGTTTTGATATATGTGTATTTTTCGCAAAATAACATAATATCTCGAATACAATCGGGATTTAGTTTCATAGGTTGCCTCCTGTAATTATTCCATTTCTTGTAGTTTTTTTGTGGCTTCGTTTATAATTGCAAGCAATGCGGCGCGATCATTAGTGGCGCTGATAAAATTTGATACAGCTTCCCTCCCGCCCTCGATCTCCGGATCGGGGGCTTTTTTTGCGCCCTCCGGCGGCAGGACGGGCAGTTCATCACCCATCAATGCTTCTACCGTTATGCCAAAATAATCGGCGATTTTTTGCTGCGTTTTAGGGTATGGCAGAGAAATGCCTTTTGTCCAATTTAAGACGCCTTGGTTACTCACGCCAATTATTTTAGCAAATGCGTAAGGGGAAAGCCCGTTTTCCTCCAAACAATAGCAAAAGTTTTGTGCAAATGACATAAAATGAAACCTCAAAACTTGTGTACTTTACTGTTCAACTCTTTATTGACATTTGCTCAAGTCTTGAGTATAATAAATACCGTGGGTGGGCAATAAAAAACCGCACCACCCCTGATAGATTGAGCTGGCGTTAGTCAAATGTTGTAGCAAACTTAGAGTAACACTATTGCTCCAATTTGTCAAGCAAATAATCAAATTTGGAGGTGAAAGGATGCCGCTGAAAGAGAACCTTGTTCGTTTGCAGGAGGAACGTGGCGAGACGAACTACCGCCTTGCGAAAGCGATAGGAGTATCTCAAACGTCTGTAAAGAACTGGCGGGACGGTGTTACCCGACCGTTCCCGCGACACGCAAAAGCCATTGCGAAGCACTACGGCGTGAAGGTGGAGGAACTGATGGGGACAGACAAGGAGGAGGCAAGCGAATGATCGAAACCATGACGCTGCACCAGGCATCGAAGTATCTTAGAGATAAAGGCTTGAGCCTTTGTTCTGACACCCTGGCCGACGGCCTGGAGCAGGGCGTGTACCCCTTCGGCGTGTGCATCCGCACCGACCGCAGCCGGGTATTTCAGATTTTCAAAAAGAAGCTGGATGCGTGGATCGCAGAGCGGGAGGAGTAAACATGACCAACCAAGAATACAGGGCGCTGGAGGATGCTTTTCTGGCACGGCACGATGCGCTGTGCGAAGAGAAGAGCCCGCTGGAGTGCGATTGTCCGGCCTGCCCCTGCAAGGGTATGTGCGATGCGCTTTGCGCTGCGGAGGTGAATTGATGGACGGATATACATTGACGCTGGTCATTATAGGATCCGCAACGGTGAGTTATTGGCTCATGCGGCTGGTGGACAAACTGGACGGGAAGTAACACAAACGGAGGGAAAGACGATGAAAGCGTGCAAGGGATTTGATAAAAATTTGAGGTGCCGAGACTTTCAGTATGAGGTCGGCGGCGAGTACACGGAGGAAACCGCAGAGCTGTGCAATCGCGGACCCCACGCCTGCGAGAACCCGCTGGACACGCTACGCTACTATAGACCTGGCGATAGCCGGTACTGCGAGGTGGAGATTGAGGACAACGGAGAGCGCAGCAGCGATGACAGCAAGGTTTGCGGCAAACATATCAGGATTGGCGCGGAAATCGGCTTGAAAGGCGTTATCAACGCTGGTGTGCGGTTTGTGTTTGATAAGTGCGAGAGCGCAACCGAGGAATGCGCCTCGGGCGTGAGAGGCAACGCCGCCGCCTCGGGCTGGAGGGGCAACGCCGCCGCATCGGGCGAGAGAGGCAACGCCGCCGCATCGGGCGAGAGAGGCAACGCCGCCGCATCGGGCTTGAACGGCAACGCCGCCGCATCGGGCTTGAACGGCAACGCCGCCGCATCGGGCGAGAGAGGCAACGCCGCCGCCTCGGGCTTGAACGGCAACGCCGCCGCCTCAGGCTTGAGCGGCAACGCCGCCGCCTCGGGCCGGAGAGGCACAGCTTCCGTAACCGGCCCGGATGGAAAAGCGTCTGCATTAGGCGAACAGTGCCTTGCCGTGGCATGGGGCCAAGATAGCCTTGCAAGAGGCGCTGTGGGCAACTGGATCGTTGTTTCCGAGCGTGACGATGATGGCAACATCATTGATGCCAAAATTGCGAAGGTGGACGGTGATACCATCAAGGCGGACACGTGGTACACGCTCAAAAACGGGGAGATGGTGGAGGCTTGAAGGACTGGAGCAGATGCCGGAATTGCCGGTACTGAATGACCGGGTCGAACCGGATGTGGGACTGCAACTACGCAGAGATTACGGGCAGATGCAAGCCCCGGCCCCTGTGGGACGAGGAGGGCAAGTGCCGAAGCTATCAGCCAAGGAGGCGACGGAAGAAATGCGGGTATACCGCTACGTGACGAAGGACAGGTATCGGCTTCCGGTGGCGCAGGCGGACAGCATGGGAGAGCTGGCGGCGCTGATCGGGCGCAGCTATGGAACGGTTCGGCGGGCCATGGAGGCCGTATACCGGGGGCAGAGAACAAGCGGCCCCTATGAATACGTAGATCTAAGCGACGAGGAGGAAGAAGAGGATGTTTTTGTGTCAGTACTGCGGCGAGGTGTTTGACGAGCCGACGGTGGAGGAGGAAAAGAACGTGGGCTACCACGGGCTGAGCTGCCCCCGCTGCGGCGAGGCGCTGGGGCCGCTTTCGGAGCTGGAGGCGAGGCCCTGCCCCCTTTGCAGCGGGTGGCGCTGGAAGAACGAGGCGGCCTGCGGGACGTGCCGGGAGAACACCCGGCGGAGGTTCCGGTGGCTGATGAAGGCGGGCTTCGGGCAGACGGAGATGGAGGTGATCGACCAGCTGCTGGAGGGAAACAGCCTGATGGACGTGATCGGAGAGGACAAGAAGGAGGAGAAGGAGAAATGCTGAAGCCTTTTAACGAACTGGTGAAGTTGGACGTGCGGCCCCTGTGCGGTTTTCGGGACGCCAAGGACGAGCGGGGGAACACGGTGAAGGTGCCTTATCTGGGCTGGGCCAACTGCGTGAAGCTGCTGCACGAGAACGGAGCGGAGAGCGTTTGGTACGCTCCCCGGCGCTGCCCGGAGACCAACAGCTACCTGTGGCCACAGGCCAAGGTGACCACCAGCAAGGGGAGAGTGACGGAGTGCTGGTTCGTGTCGGTGGAGATCCACATTGACGAGAACGTCTTTTCCTACGATATGCCGCTGCTGAATGGGTCGCTGGTGGTGTATGAGGACACGCTGAACCAGCTGCGGATCAACAATGCGCTGGCCAGAGCCTTTGTCAAAGGCGTGGCGGTGCGGACAGGTCTGGGCTTTGACCTGTGGGCCGCCGGGGACGGCGACGACGGGGAGGAGGATCTGTCGAGGCACAGCATCTACGCCGTGAAGGAGCGGCTGGAGCGGCTGATCACCAGCAAGGAGCAGGGGGGACTTTCCCACCGGGATCTGCTGGCGCAGCTGGGCATCAACGACAAGCAGATGGCGACCATGATGGGGTGGTTCGACAAACTGGGGAGCCTTGAGAAGGCGGTGAGCCGACTGTGATCCACGACCACGACCGCAGCGGCTGGATCGGAGCCTCGGACACGTCCAAGGTCATGGGCCGGTGGGACACGGAGACCTTCCGGAAATGGTGGAGCGTGAAGCTGGGCATCCGGCAGGAGACCTTCACCACCCCGGCCATGCAGGCGGGGACGGCCTATGAGGGGAAGATCCTGGATGCGCTGGGCATCCGCACCAGAGACCGGCAGGTACGCATCCACGGGCTGCGGCTGCGGGTGAACTACGACGGCGAGGATGCCCGGATCATCACGGAGGTCAAGACCCACAGCAAGGCGGAATTTCGGGTGAGCAAGGCATACTGGCAGCAGTGTCAGGTGGAGATGCTGGCAAGCGGATGGGGGCTGCGGCGGCGGAAGGAGTGCCGCATTGCAGCTTACCGGATGACGGAGGCGGATATCCAGAACTACTTCCTCCCCATTGACATGGGGCGCATGAGCTTCCATCCCATCCCCTATGACGAGGAATGGGTGGAGCGGGCGTATCTGCCGAGGCTGCGGTACTTGGCAAAGTGCCTGAAAACGGGGCAATGGCCCAGAGAGGAGGCGGTGCAGCCATGACGGAGGTCAGCGTGCTGGAGGCCAAATGGATGCAGGACGGGGCGGGAGACTGGCTGTGCCTGCGGGTGCCGACGGCGCTTTCCGCCATGGATGTGGTGGACGAGCTGCAGCCGGGGAAGGAGTACCGGGCGGTGCTGCGGCGGAAGGGCCGGAGCCTCGATGCCAACGCCTACTGCTGGGTGCTGATGGACAAGCTGGCGGCGCACTACGGGGCCACCAAGGAGGGCATCTATCAGGAGGAGATCCGGCAGATAGCCGGGGTCAGCGACATCGTATGCGTGCAGGAAAAGGCGGCGGACGAGCTGATGCGCCGGTGGAGCGGACGGGGGCTGGGATGGATGGCGGAAAAGGCGCCCAGCAAGCTCCCCGGCTGCGCCAACGTGACGCTGTGGTACGGTTCCTCCACCTACGACACGGAACAGATGGCAAGACTCATTGACCGGGTGGTAGAGGACTGCCGGGAGGCGGGGATCGAGACCATGACCCCACAGCAGCTGGCGGCGCTGAAATCCCAATGGGGGGAGGCGCAGCCCATTGGATGATAGACGATGCTTTTTGTGCGGGCGAAACGGGGCGGAGGATCCGCTGGATCGGCACCACATCTTCGGCGGGGCGTACCGCAAGAAGAGCGAGAAATACGGACTTGTGGTGTATTTGTGCCACAGGAGGTGCCACATCTTCGCACCCAGCGCCGTACACCAGAGCGCAGGGCAGATGCGGCGCCTGAAGCGCTACGGCCAGTTAAAGGCCATGGAGGAGCAGCACTGGACGGAGGAGGACTTCCGGCGGGAGTTCGGGAAAAGCTATTTGTAAGGGTCGATAGGGAGGAACGGAGATGAAGCACCTCGGTGATATTACGAAAATCAACGGTGCGGAAATTGAAATCGTGGATGTTATCACGGGCGGATCGCCGTGCCAGGATTATGCCGAATTCGGAATAATCAGGATTTGAGCATTGCGGGAAAACGCACCGGATTGGCGGGAGCAAGGAGCGGATTGTTCATGGAACAGGTCCGCATCGTAAAGGAGACGAGAGAGCATGACAGAGCGAACGGACGGACAGGTGACATGGGCAGACCTCGGTTTATGGTCTGGGAAAACGTGCCCGGAGCATTCAGCAGCAACAAAGGGCGAGACTTCGCGGCAGTCCTCGAAGAGATCATCCGCATCGCAGAGCCGGAAGCCCCCGATATTGAAGTGCCTGAAAAAGGATGGCCAACTTGGGGGGGCTACCACGATGAAGTGGGAGGACGATGGAGCGTGGCTTGGCGAGTGCATGACGCGCAATACTGGGGAGTCCCCCAACGCCGCCGTAGAATCTCGATTGTCGCAGATTTTGGAGGCGACACCGCAGGAGAAATACTCTTTGAGCGCAAAAGCGTGTCAAGGCATCCTGCGGAGAGCGGAACGGCGCGGGAAAGACTTGCCGGAAACGCTGAAAACGGTGCTTCTTATGCAGTCCGAATCAGGGGGGGCTGTGACGGAGGAAAAGGCGCTTTAGTTCAGGAAGACAAGAGCGGGACGCTCGGCACTGGAAAAGAAGGCGACCCATCACCCACGCTGACCGCTGGCGACCGCCACGGGGTAGCATATATCTCAGGGGTTGACGGCTACAATGGCGACCTGACCGGTGATGTCGCATCCACGATTGGTGTCAACTGCGGGATGTCCACCGGTCGAAATGGTGTTATGGAATTATCTGCCAACGAAAACGGGGGCATGGCGCGGGACAGCGTACTGTGTGCCGGGTTTAAGTTGGGTAACAGCGAGCAGGCGCGAAGCATCGGCTACGCCGAAGAGCAATCTCCTACGCTGAATGCGGAGTGCGTCGGGAATAATCCAGCTGTGGTGGCTCCGGCGGTGCTGTGCCTGAACGATCAAGGCGGGAATGTGATGGGCGTGAGCCATGATGTTTCCAGCACGCTAAGAGCACAGGAGCATGGGCACCAGCCTTCCATTCTGGATATGAGCCATACTTGCGATGTCATCCGCGACTGCGGCGAGATCGTTCCGAGTTTGCAAGCCCGTATGGGAACAGGCGGAAATCAAGTGCCGCTTACATACCAAGATGTGACAGGTACGCTTTCTCCCGGTGCTCATGCCGGAAGTTACAATGGGCAGGACGCATACAACGATATGCTGGTGTGCGGGGCAACACCGGATGTGGCACACGCGCTGCGAGCAAAGGCGAACTGCGCTTATCGGGAAGACGCGGAGACATACCCAGTGCAGAACATGGTGGCGCGACGCCTTACCCCGATGGAGTGCGAACGGCTGCAGGGCTACCCGGATGGCTGGACGGATATCGGCGAGTGGATGGACAGCAAGGGCAAGCGCCACAAGGATGCGGACAGCCCCCGGTACAAGGCACTGGGTAACTCCATCGCCCTTCCGTTTTGGGACTTCCTGGCAAAGCGTATCAGCGCGCAATATCTTCGTCCTGTTACGATGGGCAGCTTGTTTGACGGCATCGGCGGCTTTCCGCTGGTGTTCGAGCGGCACAACGGCAAGGGTACGGCGCGCTGGGCAAGCGAGATCGAGGAATTTCCCATTGCCGTAACAAAATTGAGATTTGGGGAGGATCGATCTGTGACAGCGCAGTGAAACTGCTATATCAACGCTATAACAACGAACACAACAAGGAGGATGCAGGAATGGACAAATTGCTTTACACAAAGAGAGAGGCGGCAAAGCTGCTCTCCATCAGTGAGGACACGCTGGACGATCTGCGGCGCAGCGGGAAGCTGAACGGCTACCGGATCGAGGCGGGGAACCCCCGTGTGTACTTCCGCCCCGATGAACTGAAGGGATTTGCCGACGGACTGGAGGTGGCAGTATGCTGAACAGGATCGTGCTCATGGGGCGGCTGACCAAGAAGCCGGAGCTGCGGCGCACCCAGAGCGGCGTGGCGGTGACCAGCTTCTCTTTGGCTGTGGAGCGGGACTATAAGTCCCAGAGCGGCGAAAGGGAGACCGATTTCATCGATGTGGTGGCTTGGCGCAGCACGGCGGAATTTGCCGCCAAGTATCTGGACAAGGGCAGGATGGCGGCGGTGACCGGGTCGCTGCAGGGCCGCAGTTGGGAGGACAAGGACGGAAACAAGCGGCGCAGCATGGAGGTGCTGGCTGACAGCCTTTACTTTGCCGACAGCAAGCGGGAGGAGACCACCGGACGGGGCGTGGATGTGTCGGCGGATGACTTTCAGGAGTCCGATGACGACGGAGACATTCCCTTTTAACGGGAGGGCCGTGGGATGGAGCGAAAGCAATTTACTTGGTACCGGAGCTACTACGACGCACTGAAGGAGATTCCGGCGGAGGAGTTTCGGGCCATCGTGCTGGCGGTATGCGCCTATGCACTGGACGGAGAGGAACCGGAGCTATCCGGCGTGGCGAGGGCCATTTTCACTCTGATCCGGCCCACGCTGGAAGTGGGCCGCAGCAAGGCGGAAAACCGCAGCCGGGCGGAACAAACGTCACTCTCCGCCGAACAAGACAGCAACAAACGAGAACAAACGGAAAACAAACGAAAACAAACCGACAACAAACCGGAACAAACCGACAACAAACCGGAACAAACCCGCAAGGAGAAAGAGAAGGAGAAAGAGAGAGAGAAAGAGAGTGAGAACGATAGTTATTGCTCCCCCCCTCCCCCCTCAGCCTCCAAGTGTTTTGTTCCGCCCACGCTGGCAGAGGTGCAGTCCTATGTGGCTGAACGCCAGTCACCCGTAGATCCGCAGGGCTTTATCGATTTCTACGCATCGAAAGGGTGGATGGTCGGCAAGACCCCCATGAAAGACTGGAAAGCGGCTTGCCGAAATGCAGAGACGTGGGAGCGGTGGAGCAGGACGGAAGTCTCTGCGCCGCCCAAAAAGGGTCTTGCACAGGCTCTGACAGACCGGCAGATGGAAAAGTACATGGGATGGTGAGAGTATGGCCGGAGGACACGCAAAGGTACACGTGCGATGCCCCTATTACAGGACAGACAACGGCTCCCAGCGCATTGTGTGCGAGGGGGTGCTGGCGGACGAGCCGGTGGTGAACTGGATGCCGTCCCGTGAGGCGCTGCGGCGGCAGATCACCAGATACTGCGCCGGGGAATACTGGCTGTGTCCGCTGTTCGAGGCCGTGGACGGGAAATATGCAAGACGGGAGGAAGAAAGTGGAAGTGATCATGACCATCGGGCTTGCACCGGTGACGAAGAAGAATAGCCAGCAGATTTTGAAAAATGCCGGAACGGGGCGGCCCTTCATCGCCCCCAGCCGGGCGTACCGGGAGTACGCCGAGGCGGCGGCATGGTGTCTGCGGACGTATCGGATAGAGGCCATACGGCAGCCGGTGGAGGTGAAGGCGCTGTTTTTCATGCCCACAAGGCGGAGGGTGGATCTGACAAACCTGTTGGAGGCGCTGGATGACGTGCTGGTGGAGGCGGGGGTGCTGGAGGACGACCACAGCGGCATCCTCGTCAGCCACGACGGGAGTCGGGTGCTGTATGACAAGCAGCGCCCACGGACGGAGATCGTGATCCGGACGATGGAGGGAGGCGGGGAGGCATGAGACTGCGGCAGGGAGAGCCCTACCGGCTGCCGGAATGCCCCTGTGAGACCTGCCGGAAGCGATCGAAGGATCTGGGCAGCTGCAGCCAGAGGATGGGAGGGCGGCAATGGCCCGGCTGCGCAGCGTGGATGGTGTGGTTCCGTCGGTGTTGGCAGATGGTGAGAGGAGAGGCCCCGGAGGCGGGGCGGGAAGGAGTATAGACATGGATGCAGTGGAGTTTATCCGGGAGCGAAACCGGATGTGTAAGCATTTTCGTTGGTGTGCCGAGTGCCCTGCGAATGGTGTGATATGCGGCACAATAGGGGAGGTGAATGACGCCGAAAGGCTTGTTCAGATCGTCGAGGCGTGGGCGAAGGAGCATCCACATAAGACCCGACAGAGGGAGTTTTTGGAGCAGTGGCCGGAGGCGCGAGTGGAAGATGACGGAGTCTTGAGTATATGCCCGGCGTGGATTTCCCTTTCACACAGAAGGGATGGAGGTGGGTGTCTATACACTCGCAAGGGGTGCGGCGAATGTCTCCGTGAGTTCTGGACGCAGGAGGTAGAGTGAAATGACAAAGCAAGAAGCTGCGGCTATGTTAGTGCAGTTGTATGCAGACTACTCTACCTTGTGTGAAAAATATGGGTGGCCTCCCAGTGATGGAATGTCAGAGGCAGTAGCAATAGCTGTGCAGTCGTTGAAGGAGGTGGAGTGATGGCGAGGCGTGAGGAATTGGTGGAGGCGCTGGACGCTATCGAGACGGGGATGTGCCGGGTCAAGGAGCGCCGGGACATCTGGCAAAACGAACTGGTTTATGCCCTGTGCCAAGGGGTACGGCTGCTGCTGATGGAGGAGATCAAGGGGGTGCGGGGATGAAGGTATTGATCGCATGCGAGGAGAGCCAGACGGTGTGTAAGGCGTTCCGGGCGTTAGGACACGAGGCGTACAGCTGCGACGTGCAGGAGCCGAGCGGAGGCCACCCAGAGTGGCATATCTTGGGGGATGCGTTGGAGGCCGTCAAGGGCGGAGATATCGTCACTATGGACGGACAGCGGCACGACATAAGCAAGTGGGAATTGCTGATCGCACATCCGCCCTGCACCTATTTGGCATCCAGTAGCGCCGTGCGCCTGTTTAACGCAGATCATACGGTAAAGGACTTGGCAAGGGAGCGCAAGGGGTGGGAGGCAAAAGAGTTTTTCCTGGCGCTGCTGCGGTGCGGGGTGGAGCGGATCGCCGTGGAAAATCCCACACCGCTGCGGTATTTTGGATTGCCGAGATATGACCAGATCATCGAGCCATATATGTTTGGGGATCCCTGGAGGAAGCGAACGTGTTTGTGGCTGAGAGGCCTGCCACCGCTCAGGCCCACCAACACGGTAGAGCCGAAGGGCCTGTGGGTGGGAAGCACCAGCAGTCGCAGGGGGGCCGCCAGGAAAGTATCATCCAAGTATACGCTTAACTCCAACAGAAACAGCAAGGTCAGGGCAAAGACTTTTCCCGGCATCGCCGCTGCTATGGCGGAACAGTGGGGCGGGCGTGTGAGTAAGGAGAAGGCAGGATGCTGAGGATCGTGATGGACGTAGACAGGCCGGTGGGACAGGCCATCGGCATCAAGGAGGCGCTGGCCATGGACTTGGAGCGCTATGGGGACGTGCGGGTGGTCTCCGTGGAGGAGATCACCCCGTGGAAGCAGGAGGTGATAGACAATGGCTGAATACATAGAGCGCACGGAAGAACTTATGCTTGCCATGAACGCCGGTGCGATGGCAATCGAGAACACAAAGCGCTATCACGGTACTGTTTACACCAAGGATGTGTTCTCGGAGAACCCACAGGAAATCCCATACTTACAGGCCGCCAAAGTGCTGCGAGAAGTAAGTGATGCTCCTGCCGCTGATGCCGTTCCGGTGGTGCATGGACGGTGGACGCATCTTGGCGGAGACGAGTGGTGCTGCTCTGCGTGCGGCTTTGTCATCACCACTGAGGGAAGCTGGGATAAGCCTACTAAAAAATACTGCGAGGATTGCGGTGCCAAGATGGACGGAGGTGACGGCGATGCCGATGTGCGGTGACTGCAAATATGGGCAGGGCGCATGGAGAGATGACGGAATATGTTACGCCTGCCGTGATCAGGTATGGATTCCGGGAGCGCCACACAGAAAAGCCGGAGAGGAGGACTGACAATGGCGGAGTACATTGACAGGGGAACGTTTAAGAAAAGCGTCGAGGAGCGTTATTGTAAGCCGTGCAAGGCGGAGGGAAAAGACCACAACGGATGCTGGTGTCGTGCTTGTTGGGTTGACGATATGCTCGACGAGGTAGATCGTTTCCAGCCCGCCGATGTGGCCCCGGTGGTACATGGGAGAGATGTCTACAAATGGCATAAAGAAGGGCATTGCGAGTTCAAATGCAGCGTGTGCGGGGCGTGGGCTGGCATTATCGAAGGTGGTACACTTGACGGCGTAGATTTTGATTACTGCCCCAACTGCGGGGCCAAGATGGACGGAGGGGAATGAGATGCGGCTGATTGACGCTTATGAAGTATTGAGACTGTTTGGCGAAGAATACGAGGAAACGAAAGAATTGATACACAACGGTGAAACTCAGCTTGATAGTCTTGCCGAGGGATTTACAGAAGCATATCACATAATCAAGTATGTTGTTCCAACCGTTGACGCTGTGGAAGTGGTGCGGTGCAAGGGCTGCGCGCACTACGACATGGGTGTATGCATGAAAATCTACTCGGACGGCAACATACACTCAGCGGCTTGGCAGAAGCGAAAGCCGGACGACTTCTGCTCCTACGGCGACCGAAAGTACGGTGAAGGCGATGATTGATGAATGCAAGTGGATGCAAGACGAGGTTTGCGTCAACGCAGATTGCCCGGCGTGTGCGGATTATTGCCCAGTGGCAAATACAACGGGCGTATGCAAATACGAGGAAAGGGGAAATAGCGATGCTCAAAAGGGCAAACGGCAGACCGGTGCCAAATAATCCGGCTAAGGCATACGAACTGGGCCGCCTGGATGGCACCAAACAATGCATGGACAATGTTTCCTGTGTGCTGCTGGACAAGTGCGGATTCCATGTGTTGGAGGAAACGCCGGACAGCCACGACACTATGAGCGTTGAGTATCTGCAAAAATGCCTTGTGGAGCTGGTGGACGCAAAAAACAGTGGCTATGTGACCAAGAAGGATATTGCGGACGCTCTGCGGAGCGACTACAAACTAATTAACAACGCAGAGTAAGGAGGCTGGCATGAGCCGAAAACAGACGCTGCCGTATGATGTGCGGCTTGAGTGCATTGCCTATGTCAGAGGTTATCCACGGCGGGTACAGGCGTACAACGATGCAAGGAGCGAGATACTGAGCGGCGGGAACAGTGCAACAGAGGGTATGCCCCGCTCCCCCGGCATTGGTAGACCGGCAGAAAGCAAGGCGGAGCAGCTTGCCGCCATAGAAAACTGGCCGGAAACCAAGAAAATGCGGGCTGTTGAATATGCCATAGACCGATGTGGGCTGGATTTGGAGAGTGAGAGCATCCGTAAACAGCTTACACAGGGGATCATGCGCAACTGTCAGGGCAAGCATAAGTATTCCCGCAACAAGATTGTTGTTCCGGGGATAAGCGAAGCAACATTCCGCCGGAGAAAAGAAAGATTCCTGTTCGACATTGCTACATATTGTGGTTTTGCAGGAAAAGGTGAGCCAAATTCCACCTAATGATGTGCTACAATAGGTACAGTGGATGATAAGGCATAGTCATCCACCCGTCTTTCCACTCAACCCGTTTCCTCCATCTTATGCGCCGCCGGTATTGGGCGCACCTTCTGGCACCGAAAGGTCATACCGGTATAAACAGCCTGTAGGGAAACCTATGGGCTGTTGTTATATGCCGTGCGCTCGTTGCACACCACGATCCGGGGCGGGAGGTCGCACCTCCCACACGGCACAAATATATGCGGGCGGAAGCTGGAAGGAATCAGCTCCGATAGTAAAATTTCGGGTTCGCAGGTTCGAATCCTGCCGTCTGCGCAAGAGGCCGGGTAGCACCCGGACACTGTGAGACCGTTCGTCGTGGCTCACATGGAAATGACAATGCTTGCTGAAAACTGCGCGTGAGGATGCGTCCTCCTTGCCATGACCGAACAGCGGCGCTTGAGATGCTTGCGGGGCCTCAAGCGGGCATGAGCGTGTGACAATCTAAGCGGGAAGACGGCCAATATGCGGCATAGGCGCCCCGTAATGGGGAGACCACAGCGAGTGACGGGGACTTTTCCTGAAGCGCTAAAGCAGGGCAGGACTGCAATGCCGCACCAACCACACAAGCGGGCGAGGAAGCGCGAGAAGTTAAGCGCACACAAGCTGTGGCCACAGCGGCGGACAGTTAATCCGCAAAAACAGTGTGCGGCTGACGAAAAGGCGTAGCGCGGTGTGGTGCCGGAATAACTGTGTAACCCATGCTTGAGAGCTTCCAGAAGGCCGCATGGGCGGGGAAAGACTGTTACTGTAGCCAAGGGGTGGGGGCTGGTAGCAAATAAAGGTGCGAGGTGGTGACAATGGCTGCGCGTCTGACAGACCGGCAGAAAAAGAAAATACTGGCGGACTATGTGCAGACGAACAACTATTGCGCCACAGCGAAAATCAACGGCGTGTCCGCAACGACGGTCAAGAACCTTGTACGGGCAAATGCTGACATTGTGGAAAAGTGCGAGCAAAAAAAGGAAGAGAACACCGCCGATGTGATGGAGTACATGAATGACCACAAAGACCTTGTGTGTTCGTTTATCGGCAAAGGGCTTGAAATGCTCAACGACCCCGAAAAGCTGGCGGCGGCAAATCTCAGCCAGATCACCACGGCAATGGGGACACTGATCGACAAGTGGGCGATGATCGGCGGCAGTCCTGCCGACACGGTAAGGGAAGATTCGCTTAGTCAGAGCCTAAAGGAAATGGCAAAGGAGCTTGAGAGCGATGATTAAGATTTACGGTTGCAGCGATGACCTTGTGGAAATTTACGGTAGCGTTTACAAAGAAGACGAAATCGGCTGTTTTGACCATGATGTTCGTATCCGTTTTTTTGATGGGACGATTATCCGTATTGGCTATCCCAAAAAGGACTTAGGCGGTTGGTGGATTGAGGTTGAAAAACAAGGGACGGCAAAACAGGCGTTGACATTATGTGATAACGAAGATGACGATATTTATAGTGACATCTTCGAAATTGACGCGGAGATTAAAAGCCATTCTGTGATTAAGCAGAAATATCCGGACAGACCATGATTAGCCACAAGCAGAAAAAAATCCTCGCATTTCCATACAGCCGCTATGATGCCTTGATATGTGACGGTGCCGTGCGTTCCGGCAAGACCTCTATCATGATGTGGGCGTTTGTCCGCTGGGCGATGGAGAATTTTAGCGGTCAGCGCTTTGGCGTGTGTGGCCGAACGGTGGACAGCTGCACCAAGAACATCATCGTGCCGTTCACGGCGATGAGCCTTGCAAAGGAACGCTATATCATCCGCTGGCGGCGCGGCGACAAGGTGATGGAAGTGCGGCGCGGCGCCGTGACGAATTACTTCGAGGTGTTCGGCGGCAAGGACGAGGCAAGCTACACGCTGATTCAAGGCCGCACGCTGGCGGGGGTGCTGCTGGACGAGGTGGTGCTGATGCCGCGTTCGTTTGTGGAACAGGCGCTTGCGCGTTGTTCCGTTGACGGTGCGCGGTTGTGGTTCTCCTGTAACCCAGGCAGTCCACATCACTGGTTCTATCAGGAGTGGATCAAGCGAAGCCGTGAGCGCAATGCACTGTATCTACACTTTGAAATGACGGACAACCCCGGCCTGAGCAAGCGCACCCTCGAACGGTACGAGAATATGTATGCCGGTATATTTTATGACCGGTATGTGCGCGGCCTGTGGGTAGCGGCAGAGGGCATCGTTTATAAGGACTTTGCCAACGATACAGAAAAGTATTTGATCGGAGACCCTTTGGAGTGGGCCAAGCAAAACGGCACCAGCTTCTCAATCATTTCAATTGGCGTTGACTTCGGTGGTACAAAGTCCGCAACGAAATTTCAAGCCACCGGGATCACAAAAGATTTCCGTGTTGTGGCATTGGAAGAAGAATACATCAAAAACGAAGAGATTGACCCGAATGCATTAAACCGGCGTTTTGCTACGTTCTGCCAGCTGATAACGTCAAAGTATGGTTACAGCCAGACACGAGCGGATAGTGCGGAAACGGTGCTAATTCGGGGGTTAGATCATACCGCACAAAAAATGCACCTCGGGACGCAGGTCAAGAATGCAATGAAACTGCAAATCACAGATAGAATTAGGCTTGTGGTGCTGCTAATGAAACAGGGGCGTTTTAAGGTTTCGCGCAACTGCCCGCATCTGATCGATGCAATGCAAACCGCGATTTATGATCCTGATAAATTTGAGGACGAGCGCTTGGATGACGGCACGTCCGACATCGACAGCTTGGATGCTTTTGAGTACAGCATTGAGCCTTATTACAAAGACCTGGAACGTGCCGGTCACATGATGGGACGGTGAAATAGTGAATATTCGGAGAGCATTAAAGGATCTCGGGTTTGACACGGTCGGCAATAAATTCTATTCCCTGATCGACCTGTGGAACGCGTGGTATAAGGGAAACGTTGAAGATTTCCACAGCTATACGGTGTGGAATGGGATTGAAGAGCTGGAGTGCCACCGGTATTCGGTGGGAATGGGAAAGAAAGTCTGCGAGGACTGGGCCAACCTCCTAATGAACGAGCGAGTCAACATCACGCTCGAAGGCAAACAGGAACAGGAATTTATCGATACTGTTTTTGCCGATAACAACTGGGAGGTCAAGGCTAACGAATCGCAGGAGCGCAAAGCGGCAGTAGGAACCGTTGCGTATGTGCCGGTGATGGAAGGCATGGGAATTAACCCAGATACGGCAGAAATCATTGACTCTGGCCGCATTCGCATCAACTACGTCAGCGCCTGGAACATCTACCCGCTTACGTGGGATAACGGCGTTATCCGCGAGTGTGCGTTCGCATCCACTCGGAAGGTCGATGACACAGAATATACTTACATCCAGGTGCACCGGCTGCGCAACGGCGAGTATGACATTGAGAACCATCTGTATGATGCGGAGGAAGTCCCGCTGGCCAGCGTGAAAGGGTTTGAGACAATTCCTCCGGTGATTCATACCGGCAGCGACAAGCCGCAGTTTGTAATTGACCGGCTGAACATTGCAAACTCTGACGAAAACAACCCGCTTGGCGTGGCTGCATTTGCCCACGCCATCGACCAGCTCAAGAGCGTTGACATCACCTATGATAGCTATGTGAACGAATTTGTGTTGGGCAAGAAGCGCATTGTGGTGCAGCCGGAGGCAACCCAGAGCATTGACGGTCGGCCAGTGTTTGATAAGCGTGAGACCGTTTATTATGTACTTCCGGAGGACAGAGGCGGCAACGGCAACATCTTGCAGCAGGTCGATATGTCGCTACGGACGGCGGAGTTTAACACCGGCATGCAAGATATGTTGAACATCCTGTCCAGCAAGTGCGGTTTTGGTGAGAACCATTACAAATTCAACCAGGGCAGCATCGCAACTGCCACGCAGGTCATCAGCGAAAACAGCACCCTGTTCCGCACGATCAAAAAACATGAAATTGTGCTTGAACAGGCAATCACAGAGTTGTGCCGGAGCTTGCTCCGCATGGGAAATCGGTACATGGGCGCATCCCTCAATGAGGACGTCCAGATCTCCATTGACTTTGACGATTCCATCATTGAGGACAAGGGTCAGGACTTTAACCGTGACGTGCAGCTTCTTAACGCTGGAATCATGAACGATTGGGAGTTCCGCATGCGGTGGATGAACGAGGACGAGGCGACCGCAAAGGCAGCGCTTCCGAAGATGCAGGTCATGACGACCGAAGAAGAAACGGAGGTGGAGTGATGGGCGGTAGAGGCGGAGCGGGCGGCGGGCTTGGTAGAGCAACAAAAGAGCAACGCAGAATTATGGGGAATATGCGTGCGGCTATTTCCAAAGACGCACATAAATCCGCTCCAGAATTCAGAGTGCGCTCCGATGGCGTTGTGGAATATACATACACGGAAACGCGGAATTATGCCCGCGTCCACGGTGGGAAAATGCAATCTGAAGAAAAAAATGATACCGTGGAGCGGAAAACCGTATTTACTGGTACAATCGGCAAAGATGGTCTTTTGCGAAAAGGAGCATCAACAAAAGAAGAAAAAATAATTAAGCACGGCAGAGATCCGCGCAGGAGAAAATAATGGGCGGACGTGGCGCAAGCAGCGGTATCAGCGTAAGCGGCAAGCCTTACGGGAGCGAGTTTAGAACACTCGTCAAGGAAAGCAATATCAAGTTTGTCAAGGCGGTTGACGGCGCACAGAAAACGCCTATGGAAACAATGACCAAAGGGCGCGTTTATGTGACGCTAAACAAAAACGACAATATCAAGGCAATTACATATTACGATGCGGCAAATAAAAGGACAAAGCAGATAGACTTGGACAGGCCGCACGATAAAGTTTCCCCACATACCCATCACGGATATATCCACAGCGAGAACGACAGTGCGAAAGGGTATGCAAATCTGACAACCGAAGAAAAGAAAATGGTTGAGCGGGTCAAAAAAATATGGTATAATCGGCGTAGCAAGTAGTGGTGTAATGGCAGCACACTTTGATTGAGGGAGTTCCGGTTTGATTCCGGGCGCTTGCTATGCCGTAAGGTACAGAAATGTATCTTGCGGCATTTTTGTTTGCTGGGGGATTTATGATTAACTTTGAGAATCTGGACAAGTTCACATTTCCCGGCGTTGGCAAGTACGACATTCCGCAAATTGAGCCGGTTAAGGCGTATCCGCAGGGCGAATTTATCCCCGTGAATTACCATTACACGGCAAAAGACTCGGAAAGTAAAATCGTTCATTTCTTCGTGGACGATTACCAGTTTATCCGCCATTGGAACACGCCGGACAAGTACATCCCGAAGCTGTCCGAATTTGCGGCGGTGTGTGCGCCGGACTTCTCCATGTACACCGATATGCCGCTGGCGATGCAGATTTACAACCACTATCGCAAGCACTGGTTAGCGGCATACTGGCAGCTCCACGGCCTGACGGTGTATCCGACCATCGGTTGGAGCGACGAACGCAGCTATGATTGGTGCTTTGATGGTGAGCCGGTCGGCGGGATAGTTGCGGTTAGTTCGGTAGGCACACAGCAGAACAAGGAAAGCAAGCGTCTTTTTCTGCGCGGCTACGAGGAAATGATGAAGCGGCTATCGCCGGAATGGGTGATATTCTATGGCAAAGTGCCGGAGGAATGCGACTGGAATGTGATCCGCGTGAAGCCGCATTACGATGAAATTGTGAAACGGAGGAAAGCAAATGAAATATCCGTTTCAGCCGGAAATCCTTGATGCGCTGCCGGAAGAACTGGCAGAACTGTACCGTGGACTTGAGGACACGCTGCTGACGGAGATATGCTCTCGTCTAAAGCTGCGGGACGAGTTGAACGAGGTTACGGTGCAGGACATCAAGGCGCTGCGGGCGCACGGCATTGACCTCGAGGAAATCGAGAGAGCGATACGCAAGACTACGGGCATCAGTGAGCAGAAGCTCAAGAAGATACTGGACGATGTGGTAAAGCGCAACCAGCAGTATTATACCAGCGTCATCGACTTGGAACACATCACGCAGCCGGAAACGCTGGTAAGCATCGAGGACACCTGGGCCATATACCAGCAGACAAAGCGGGACTTGCGCAATATAACCCAATCAATGGGCTTTTTGGTGGACGCAGGGCGGACGATGCTCCCCCCTGCCAAAGCTTACCAATGGGCGCTTGATAACGCGGTGATGCAGGTGCAGAGCGGCGCTATCAACTACAAACAGGCCATCAAGACGGCAGTAAAGCAGCTTGCAGACAGCGGATTGAAAATAGTTGACTATGAAAGTGGCCATCGAGACCAAATCGATGTGGCGGCTCGGCGGGCGGTAATGACAGGCGTTTCCCAAATCTGCGCAAAATACACGGAGCAATCGGCAGAATATCTTGAGACACCATATTTCGAGGTTTCCACCCATTCTGGCGCGCGTGATAAGCCGGGGCCGTCCCCGTGGTCAAGCCATAAGGACTGGCAAGGCAGGGTTTACAGTATTCGCGCAAATGACATTTACCCGAGCATCTACGAGGTGTGCGGACTGGGGGCCGTGGATGGTCTGGAAGGAGCCAACTGCCGCCACCGGCGCTTCCCCTGGGTCGAAGGTGTGTCTGAGCGCACCTATACCGATGAACAGCTTGCACATATTGATGATGGGCTTGGCTGCACATTTGATGGCAAGACCTACACCGCATATGAGGCCACACAGATGCAGCGACGCATAGAGCGTACCATACGAAAGCAAAAGCGTCTGAAAAACGCGTACAGCGTCGCGGGTCTGGAGGAAGATGCGACTGCGGCCAACATCAAACTGCGGCGATTAAACGCCAAATACAAGGCGTTCAGCGCGGCGGCGGGGCTGCCGGAGCAGCGGGAAAGGATGAAGGTGCTGTATGAGAATTAAAGCAAGAAGTTACGAAGGAATTGTGCTTGAACTTGACGGAGAAGTGCGAGTGATGCGTGATTACACCCGCGAGATTGCACGCGTGATCAAGTATCGGGTTGTAATTCTGTGCGATGATGGCGCAAAAGTTGAGCTTACGGATGTAAACCCAAAAGAAATTGAGGTAGTCAATGAACCGTGATGAAATGATACAGGCTATCGAAGCCATCTTGAAGCGTGGCAACAACGCAGAGGTGCGACGAAAAGGCGATGGGTATATCGTCTTGGAGGTCAAAAAAACAATCCAATACACTTCCGCGTAATTGGGCGCGGGAAAGGGCAATAGGAGCCAAATGCTGAGGAATTCTCGGTGGTTGGCTCTTTTGTTTTAAGTAAAACCCGCGAAGCACAGCGGTTTTTATAAAAACTATCGTCCGCGAAGAAACGCGGCCAAAGAAAAGGAGATAGTGTCATGGCACTTACACGCAAACTTTTGAAGGGTATGGGTCTCACCGATGAGCAGGTAGATACCATCATCGAAGCGCATACCGACACTGTGGACGGCCTAAAGGCGGATGTGACCCGCTACAAGGCCGATGCGGAGAAGCTGCCCGGCATCCAGAAGCAGTTGGATGATCTCAAGGCGGCAGGTGACGGCGGTTATAAGGAGAAGTACGAGAAGGAACACTCGGCTTTTGAAGCCTTTAAGACCGACATCACAGAAAAGGAAAGCAAGGCGGCAAAGGAAAAGGCTGTCCGGGCTTACTTTGAGAGCAAAAACATCACCGGCGCAAATCTCGACCTTGCCATGCGCGGATGCGGCGAGGAAATGTCTACCTTGGAGCTGGACGGCGAGAAGATCAAGGACACCAAGAGCCTTGACGCTCTCGTAGACGGCACTTATAAGAGCCTTGTTTCTAAGCCTGCTGTCCGGCTGGACATGGGCGCACGGCTCAACGAGGGCGGCAAGTTTATGACAAAGGACGAGATTATGAAAATCACCGACAGAACAGAGCGGCGCGCTGCAATCGCCGCAAATATGGATTTGTTTAGAAAGGAAGAATAAAAATGGCTGTTGATCCTAAGCTGATTAAGAAGGAAGATCTTGCCCGTGTTCGCGAGATCGAGTTTACCGAAATGTTCGGCTATTCCATCAAGAAGTTGATGGAGGCTCTGGGCGTTACCCGCAAGATTGCCAAGCAGGCCGGTACTGTGCTCAAGAGCTACAAGGCTACCGGAACTCTGGAAGACGGCGCTGTGGCCGAGGGCGAGACCATCCCTCTGAGCAAGTACAAGACCGAGGCTGTGAACTACAAGGAGATCACCTTGAAGAAGTGGCGTAAGGCCACTTCTGCCGAGGCAATCACTGATCGCGGCTACGATCAGGCCGTCGAAATGACCACCGATGAAATGCTGAAGGATGTGCAAAAAGGTATCCGCAAGGATTTCTTCGGCTTCCTCGCAACCGGTACTGGCACGGCCAGCGGTGCTACCTTCCAAGCGACCTTGGCTCAGGCATGGGGCCAGCTGCAGGTGCTGTTCGAGGATGACGAGATCGGCGCAGTGTATTTCATGAACCCGCTGGATGTTGCGGACTATCTCGCAACTGCCAACATCACCCTGCAGACCGCTTTCGGCATGACCTATGTCGAGAACTTTCTCGGTCTGGGCACTGTGATTCTGAACTCCAGCGTCCCCAAGGGCAAGATTTACGCCACCGCCAAGGACAACATCGTCCTGTACTACATCCCTGTGAACGGCGCAGATCTGGGCGAGGTGTTCAACTTCACCACCGACGCCACCGGTTATATCGGTATCCATGAGGAACCCGATTACACCAACATGACCGCATCCGATACCGTTATCAACGGCATGGTGCTGTTCGCCGAGCGCATTGACGGCGTGGTTGTCGGCTCCATCACTCCGGCAGTGGGGGGCTAAGCGAACTGCTGAGTGAGCCTGACCCTGAAACTTCTTCTTTCTCCAACATGACAAAAGCCCAACTGCTTGATTATGCCAGGGGAAACGGGGTGGACGGGGTCAGCAGTTCAATGCGCAAGGCTGACATAATTGCAGTATTGGAAGGGAGCTGACCCGTATGACATACGCTGATTATACATACTACGCCGGAATCTATATGGGTTCTGTGAGCGAGGAAGATTTTCCGCGTCTGGCTGTTCGGGCCAGCTCCTTCCTCGATTACTACACCCAAAACCGGGCGAAAGACAACGCTGATATGGACGCTGTAAAGATGTGTTGCTGCGCATTGGTGGACAAGTATCAGTTGATCGAGACCGCGCAGCAACTTGCCGCAACCAGGCTGACGGCGGCGCTTACCGGCGGTGACGTGAAAAGTGAAACGGTAGGCGGGTATTCTCGCACACTGGCCAGCGGCGGGGAAAGCGCCGCTGCTGCATTGAGTGCCACGGACGGCGCAAGAAAATTGCTGGCGGAAACATGCATGGAATACCTTGCCCATACAGGGCTGCTGTATCGCGGAGGTGGTTGCAGATGTACGCTCCCCACACTGTAACGGTTTACAACGTCGTGCGTGAACCGGACCCTGCCACGCTAAAAGATGTCACAAACCTATATGTAACCGTGCTTGATGGCGTGTTCTGCGAGGCGTCAAAGGGAGTTAACGTGCGCAAAAGCGGGCTTGAAGGCGCCGACGCAGTAAACCTGTATATCCCATTTACGGTAAAAGCTGTGGATGGATTTAGCGGAAAGCCCAAGACATATACAGAGCCGCAAGCATTTTTTGCCTCAAGCGACAGGACGGGCCTATGGACGCTATCCACCACCGGTAACGGTGGCGATACATTTTTCGTCAAAGGCGAATTTGTAACGGACAACGAGGGCGTGGCATTGGCGCACGATAATTGCTGGAATGTGACTAAGGTTGACGCAAAAGACTTTGGCAGCGCAGATATGCAGCATTGGGAAGTGGGTGGTAAATAAGTGGCCGTTACCTTTGCGATGCATTTTGGCGGCATGGAGGCCATCAAGGACAAACTGGCTGAGAGCTGCACCCGCGCTGAAAGCATTGTTGGGCAGCAGGTCATAAAAGACACCGAGCCGTTTGTTCCTGCGCTTACAGGATCATTAACAATACGCACGAGGTTAGACGGCAACAAAATTATTTACCCCGGGCCTTATGCGCGGTTTTTGTACTACGGCAAAGTCATGGTTGATCCGCAAACCGGTAGCACCTTTGCGCCAAAGGGCGGGACGAAGGTCTTGACAAACCGAGACCTTGTATTTTCCAAGGCGATGCACCCACAAGCACAGAGCCATTGGTTTGAGGCTTCCAAAGCGCAGAACCTGGATAAATGGATACGCATTGCAGAAAAGGCGGTGGAAAAATTTGGACAAAGTTAAAAAAACCGTATCGGCAGCGGAAGAGGACAAGGTATCTCGCAAGCTGCTGGTTTGGCTGAACACATATCCGGATTTGCCGGTGGATTTGATTCGATTTGAGTCCCTGCCCGCCGACACCTCTGCAATGGCCATTTCGACCATCCAGGCGTCCTATATCGTTAAACGATATGTTTTAGGGGGCTACCAAGCGGAATACCAATTCAAAATCATTTACCGGGTTAAGCCGGGCAACAGCATGGACAAACGGCTCAAGGCTGACGAACTGTTAAACGCTATCGGAGATTGGGCGACCGGAAAGCGCCCTGACATTGGTACGGGGAAACGCGTTGTAAGCCTGGAGCCTACTACGCGATCTTCTTTGTTCGCTGTGTATGAAAACGGCGACGAAGATCATCAAATCTTAATGAAAATGAATTACGAGGTGAATACATAATGGCAGATTTGACTTTTACCACACCGGAAGGCCAGACCATTGACCGGGAACTGCTGATCGCATACCTCAACACGGGGACCAAGGAAAGCCCTGTTTGGAGCGCTATCGGCAAGCGGGTGGAGGACACCAGCGAGGAAATGGACTGGGCCCAGGAGAGCAAGCAGGATGTGCTGGGGAACACATTCACAACCATGAAAAAGCCCGTTATTACACAAACCTTTGACCCCATCCCCTTGGATGCTGGTGATGCAGCAGCCGTGAAGATGTGGAATTTGGCCGTAAAAGACCACGATGCGCAGGCGCTGGCCAACCAGGACATGATGATCGGGCATTTTTACGCCACCAGCGGCGATGCGAAGTTTGCCGAGCGCTATGATTCCTGCGCCATTGCCGTGACCTCCATCGGCGGTGAGGGCGGCGGTACCCTGAACATCGCAAGCGAGATCACATACGGCGGCAATCGCACCCTGGGCACTGTGAATAAGGGCAGCAGCGGCGCTATTGAATTTACCGCAGCCTAAGCAGATCGGGGCGGGTGCTTCTGCCCGCCCCACTATCGAAAACGGAGGACGCTATGAGCGAAAATATTATCAAAATTGATACCGGCGTAGTCACTAAAACTTTTTTGACTACCGACGGGAAAGAATGCGAATTTGCGTTTAACCCGCTGGATATGGGCCTGTCTCGCCGGCTTTTTTCCGCGTTTGAAAAACTCGACAAAATGAACGAGGGTTATAAGGACGAAGTGCAAAAAAACGCCGATAAAAAGGAAATTTTTGACATTGGCCAAAAGATGGACCTGGAAATGCGGGAGATCATCAACGGAGAAGTATTCGGATTTGATATCTGCACCCCGCTTTTTGGTGAGCTGAATCTTTACGCGCTGGCCAACGGATTCCCCATTTGGGCAAATTTGCTTTTTGCACTGGTGGACGAAATGGATACTGCGTATGCCCGGGAGCAGAAGCTTACCAACCCGCGCATTAGCAAGTACACCAAGAAGTACCACAAATGAGATACAGCCTGCCAAAATCCGTGGAGCTGGGCGGGAAGCAATACGCTATTCGGTCTGATTACCGGGACATTTTGGACATTTTGGAAATGCTTTCTGATTCGGAGCTGGACAGCGCCGATAAGGCAGAGGCAGTGATGGAAATGTTTTACCCGGATTACGAGGATATCCCATACACGGAATACGAGAACGCGGTGCGGCAATGCATATCCTTTATAAATTGCGGCGAGGAAGAATGCCGGGATGAAAAGCGCCCCAAGCTCATGGATTGGCAGCAGGATTTCCCGATGATTGCAAGCCCCATAAATCGCGTGCTTGGCACGGAAATCCGCTCCATTGAATATCTGCACTGGTGGACATTTATAGCCGCATACCAAGAAATAGGTGATTGCACCTTTGCCCAAGTGGTAAGCATCCGAAAAAAGAAAACCAAAAATCAAAAGCTGGATAAATCCGATCAGGAATTTTACAAGCAGAATAAGCATCTTGTGGATTTCAAGCGCAGATATTCCGAGCAGGACGAAAATATTATCAAACAATGGGTATAAAAATCCGCCCTCTTGCGAGGGCGGATGGACGCATTTTTACTTTTTCAGGTCAGCATCAATGCTGAACATTTTTGCTGTGAAACTAATTTTGTACTGACTGCCTTTGGTAACAAGGAATGTGAGTTCATTGCTCCTAACAACTCCTCGCTCAAACCTAACGGTATGTTCTCCTGGCACCAGGTGGAACTGGACAATATTATCCAAATCAAACGCTTTTCGTTCCCCATCAACAATCAATATTGTTTTTGACTCTCCACACTTCCTCGCACCCATTCGTACCACGGTAACATTTTGAGCGAAGCTCGCCTGGTTTTCCGGGTCAGACAGTTTCCTCAAAATCTCAGAACGCTTTTTCTCAAAGACATCATCTGGTAAGGCTCCGGATTCATGAAGATCGTGGATTTTTTGCAAGGTATCCAGCATCGCGGTATCCGTTTCCGGTGCGGCGGAAGTACTATCCTTGGACTGGTTTGCAATATCCATCAGTTTATCGAACAACAACTTCTGTTCGCGTTGTTTTCGCTTACTTTCGCCTGGCGAGATGGGGGCGCACTCAATTACATCGGATGAACCGTCTTCGTACTCAACCCAAAAACTGTATAGCGTATAGTTTACTGTAGTAAAAATGAGCGTATCCCGTGCCTCTCGCACTCCAAGTAGCTTTGCGCGTTTTATCAATTTCTCTTTTTTTGACAAATGTAATGCCCCTCCCAACAACAAAATTTTAGCGTATTATATCATACGCACAGCACCTTTGCAAGTAAAAGAAAAAATGGTGGTGATTTAATGGCAGATGGATCT